TTATGCCTCCCCGCCAGCCAGTGATGCGACCATCTCTTCCAACCGCCTCTGGACGTTGTACAGGTCGCCTGAAAAGCCGTAGTCGAAGGGCCTTGCTGCCGCTCGAGCCGCGTGGGCATCGAGCCCGTCGATCAATGCTGCCATCAGGATCGAAATGTTGGCCTGCCGAGCTTTATAGGAGCCGGCTGCGGAGCGCTCTGCATCGGCGTCGATCAGGTTGAGGCCGGTGGCGGTTACGGTGGTCTTCATGTGGTGCTCTCTAAAAAGTGTTTCGATGCGCCCAGTACCGCTCTCTTCCCCCTCGGCAGCAAGCAGTGTCAGACGACCATGGTCTGGCACTCAGGCCAGCTTGAAATTACTGATCAGCACCTCGGCCGCTTCCTGCTTGGAACTGCCGCTGATCGAATAGCGCGTCTTGACCGCCTCAATCCGAAAATCCCCGAAGGTCTCGCGCACGCCCGGCGTGTCATTGAGGCTCAGGATGAACTTTCCCTTCAAGGCCCCCAGAAGGGCCGCCAGGCGCCCGAAGTCCTCCCGGCTGAACACCCCCTCGCCATAGTCCTTCTCGCAGTCCCAGTAAGGCGGGTCGACGTAGAAAAACGTGCCCGGCTTGTCGAACCGCTGGATGACCTGGTCGTAGGGCCGGTTCTCAACGAAGACCCGCGCCAGGCGCAGATGCGCTTCGCTCAAGTCCTCTTCGATCCGCAGCAGGTTGAGCCGTGGGGCGCCCGTTGCAGAGATGCCATACGTGGGCCGCACGATCCGCGCTCCGAAGCTGCTCTTGGCCAGGTAGAAGAACCGGGCCGCTCGCTGGATGTCGGTGAGCGTGTCGCCGGGTGTCTTGAGGAAGCGATCGAATTCGTCGCGCGACACCAGCATCCATCTGAACTGCGCCACCAGCTCGGCCAGGTGGTGCTTGACGCACCGATAGAGGTTGGTCAGGTCGGAGTTGATGTCGTTGATGATCTCGACCTTGCTTTCCGGTTTTTTAAAGAGCACCCAGGCCGCTCCCGCGAACACCTCGCAGTAGGTCTGGTGGTCCGGCATCTTTTGGATGATCCGGTCGGCCAGGCGGCTTTTTCCACCCAGCCAGGCCAATGGGCTTTTTGCATGCGTCATCGTTGTTTTCTCGGGTTGATGACGCTCGCGGCGTTCTGGGGTCGGGGCTCGGGCTGCTGTGATCAGCTGCGCTGGCCCTCCAGTGGTTGATGCACCCGCAGCGCGGGCACTTGATCTCTACGTTTCCATCTGCGCGGGCCAGCAGCTTGTGGCACTGGCCGCATCTCACTTCCATCATCTCGGCATCACCTATGATCGCCCCGCCTAGCTAGGTGGCAGGGTCTTCGGTCAATGCCGTGTGTACTCACGGCGGAGGCGTTTGCTTGGGGTGTTAGCGCACCCCTTGCATTCGCCCTGTCTTTTTTGTGCTTCAGTCCTCCAAGGCGTTCACGCAGCAGCCGCGTCGGGCCAGATCAAGGGCGGCAGCTCTTGTTCCAGCGCAGCCCACGTCCTTGGCATGGGCCGCTCACCGGCCTGCACGGCAGTGAGAATTTCATACAGCTTGGCCCACGTGGCATCACGCAGCTCGATCCCGCGTGCCGCTTCGGCGGCGAAGCGCGGCACGGCGCTGTTGGCGTAAGTTGCGAGGCTCAGGACGCCGTCATAGTTCCGGGTCCGAGCCCATCCATCCAGGCGCGCTTGGGCGCGTGCAGTGGCCGCTGCTGTGATGTGCACGGCATCGGCTGGCAGAAGTCGCCACTGCTGGGTGAGCGTTCCGCCCACCAATAGGGGAGTGGTCTCTTCGAGCCTCTGGAACATGTCGTCGTGCGCCATGGTGCTGGGCTCGTACCAGATCCACTCCTCGGCCCAGTTGGGCGACACACCACGCGATGCCATCGCGATCTCGGGGCTGTACCCAAACCTGCCCGAGGGCTTATTGATGTAAGGCATCTTGTCGTCCTCGCTTAAACGATTTGGCCGCCGCTGGAGACGGTCCCAGAGGCCGATCCGGGGGTGTTTTCGCCGGCCGTGTAAATCACTGCGTTGGCGCTGACCGAGAGCTTGATGCCCATAGCCGTGCCGACGTACGTGTTGCCCACCATGATCAGCATTCCCAGGTAGGCAGCCAAGGCGTAAGTCGTGAATGCAGGGTTGCCAGTGAGCGTGACCGTGCGGCCATTGATGACCACGGTGGACAGGTAGACGCAATACACGTGATAGGTCGCAGCGCCCGTGATCGAGTAGTTGCCCGTGGCATTGACCGTGGAAGAGTACTGCGCATAGATGTGATAGCCGCAGGCACCGAAGGCGATGTTGGTGAACGACACGTAGGAGTTGGGGTTGGTCAAGATGCCCACCCCGGCACCGCCCACCGAAATGCCCACGTCCTGGATGTGCAGCCGTGCACGGAAGGAAGTCGACACGACGACACCGCCAGAAGGGGCCGTCAGGAACGTAGAGCCCGAGCCATTACCGGCGATGGTGATCCCCTGGCTCCCGTCGATCAGGGCCGGCACGGACAGCGCTTGGCTGAAGGTGCCCGCATACACGCGGATCGTGATGCCGAAGACTCCAGGGTCCAGCTTGCGACATTCGTCTAGCGCGCGCTGGATCGTGAGAAACGCGCCCACAGCGGTGTTCTCAAGGCCCGCGTTGGCATCGTTGCCATCCTTGCGAACGTGATACGTCCGATCCGCGACGAGGCGCTCGCGCACCGCTAGGTTGGCGCGCGCTGCATCCGCAGTGGCTGCACCCGTACCCCCTTCCGACAGTCCCACCAACGTGGTGACGCCGTAACCGGCCAGCGAGTTAGGCCGGCCGCCGAGGTCGGAAAACAAGGGTGCCACATTGCCCGACTTGCCAGCCCAACTGCTGACGCCAGCGACGGAGGCAATGCCTGTCGTCCACTCCACGCCGCTCCAGACCATGACCTTGCCTGGGGCCACGCCCGTGTAGTAGCAGACGGCGCCGGCTACGAGCGGTGCGCCCTGGTTGTCGGCCACGGGCAGCAGGGCCTTGGCGCCGAGATAGCGCTTGTCCACGTGCAACGCTGCTGCGCTGGCCGCGCTCGCGGCAGGGACCGCCGCCTCCGCGGCATCAGACGCCGTTTTGGCGAACCCAGATGCGTCTTGCGCGGACTGCGCCACCTGATTAGTCGCCTGCGTCAGCTCCCCGAGCATCGTCACGCACCAATTGCGAAACGATGCGAGCCAGTTGCGGAAGCCGGCTTGCCACGTCAAGTAGGTATCAGTCTTGACGTCGAATTGCTCTTGAGGATCAAAGCGACGCGAAGGCACCGCCACCGACTCGGCGGGCCCTCCAGGCGGTTGGGTGAAATTGGTCATAAGGTCTCCAGTCCATCAATGGTCATGTTGCAATCGGAGATGCCCTGGGCGACCAGGACCTGCTCGAAGGCGGTGAGATAGCCGTAGTTCATGAGGCTTGAATAGCCACGTGCGCCGATCCAGACGACGGGCTTGTTTCGATAGGGGATCACCTGGGCGCGCGTGCGTTCGAACTGGGCGCCTTCGACAAGCACCTGCAGCTTCATCTTGTCCGAGTAAGCCGCCTCCGAACCGATCTGCCAGCCGCCCCACCGGTCCCGCGTCTTCTCGGTGAAGTCATCGAAGGTCAGCGATGGACGCCACTGCGCATTGCCCAACCAAAGTGCGCGGCCGATCACTACTTCTGCGCAGCGGGCCTTGAGCCCTGGGTTCTTGACGCGGATGGTGATCGTGGCGCGTGCATAGGCCGGCAGGCCGCTGATCAAGACCCGGTCCTCGCGCTCGATGGGGTTGAAGAAATAGCCCCAATGACTATTTCCGGAAGGCCGCAGCATGACGATGTCACCGCTGTCGAAGACTTCGCCCTCGGTCGGATCAACCATCACGACCTGCACGGCGTGCGTGGCAGCTCCGAAGATCGCGACGTCGGTAACGACGCGGCCTGGTGTGGTGACGATCTCGATCATGTTGTCAGCCTCGACAGACGAGCCCAACGATGCATCGAACAGGCGCATGCGTTCTTCCATCCCCCGTGCCTGCCAGGCCGTCTTGCTGATCGCCGGGAGATTCCCGGCGTTGCCATCCTTGAGGCTGCGATAGATGATCCGGGTGGCGGCATCGATGACCTCCACCCCATTCGCATATGCCGTGTTCTGCGCCCACGGTGGCAACGTGCTCGCGGGCACGTTGATCGTCATGTTGGCCGGCGAGATCGCGATGGGAGCGATCAGTCCCATGCCGCGTGTGTAGGTGCTGTCGCTCATGCGGGAGTTGCCGCCTCCTCGCGTGGCTTGATGCCAATGGCGTCCAGCTTGCGCAAGGTGGTGTTGGCCTCTTTCAAGGTTGCGAGCGTCTCGCGCCCGATGTCGTATTGCTGCGCGGTGAGCTTTTGAATGGCCTCGGCCACCTGCGCATTGCTGGAGCCCCAAGGTGATTGCGCGCCGGGGTTAAACGGGTTGAAGCGCGCGGGAATGACGGCCTCGTCCGCGTGGATCTGTGCCTTCATGTCATGGGGCACTCGATTGATCCCGATATCGAATGACGGCAGGTTCGAGCCCACCATTGCCTGCACCTTGGCCCAGTCTGCTTCCCAGAAGCCCGACAGGCGCGACATATCCCGCAGCGTGGCGCCCTTGGCCTCCATCGCGGCCATCAATCCCGACAGGTCGCCCGTCCCATCGAACGAGTGGTACGTGGGCGCCAGTGCGTCCAGGCGGGCAGTGGTTGCGGCATCCGTGATCGGGGACCGGCCAACGCCTGCCGTGGCGAGGTACATGAGGTCGAAGTACCGCGCAGTGACGACAGGCGCAGCGCTGCCGCTATTACCGCTGGTCCCGCCGAACACGGCGCCGCCCGAGCCCGGCCCTGTGCCGCTGCCGGGCAGGGCTGTGCCAGGCTTCTCCGCGAGCAAGGCCGCATGGAGGTTTCGCGTCGCGGTCCCGAGGTCAAGGACGGCCACATATTGGCCCCGCGCGATGTCCAGCGCGTCCTTGTTGTCTTTGAGCAGTTGATCAAGGCGGTCGGCCTCGGCCTTGGCGGCGCGCAGCAGCAGTTCGTCCGTCGACAACTGCGCCTGGCCAAGGTCGCCGATCTCCTCAAGCCGATTGGCAAGCATGAGCTGTGCGGCTTCGTAGTCCAGGCGGTTGCTGTATGCGCTCTCGGTGATCCCTGCGCGTGCAGCGGCCACGGCATCGGACAAGCCACCATCGTCGTCGTAGCGCTGGCCCGTGCGCAGCGCCTGCAGGGCCGCATCTATCGCCGCATTGCCCTGTGCAGCAGCCAGCGCCGCCGTGTCGGCTACTTGGCCGCGCAGTTCGCGGGCCTGGGCTCGGGCCAGTTCGACCAGCGTCTTGCCAGATGCGACGCGCGCATCGCGCAATTCGATCTCGGCCTGAATCGCTTCCTGCGCTGCGCCGACGGACTTCTCGAAGACGGCATAGGCTTTGTCCGTCGCAGTCGCCCGTGCTGCCTCTGCGGCTTGGCGATCCTCTTCGGCCTTGCGAGCCGCTTCCGCCGCGTCTTCGGCTTTGTAGAGCTGGATCGCCATCTCGGCCAAGGCCGGGTTGAGCGCGAGCAGCGCGTAGTACTCTTTCAGGCGACGCAGATCGAGTGCCTCGCGCTCCTTGCCTTCGGCGATCAGCGTGCGCTGCTGCAAGTCCCAGCGCTTGTCTTCGATGGTCTGTGCGCGCTGTAACTCACGCGCGGCCAGCTCGTCACCCGAGACGGTGGCAGAAGCGAAGGCGCCCTGCAGTGCCAGCAACATGGCGATGTTCTTTCGGCCGGCCTCGGTGTTCTCGTCTTGCGCTTCGATGAGGCGACGGTATTGGTCCCGTGCGTCGTCGGCGTTGATATCGGGCAGCTTCAGGTCAACCGTGTCGAGCTGGTCCTGCATCTGCCGCTGCAGGTTGTTGCGGCGCTCCTCGGCGCTGAAGAAGTTGCTGTAGTAGCCGGTCAGATTGCCCTGCAGGGCTTCGAAGCCTCCCGACAGCTCCGCAAGTCCGGCTGCAGCATCGAACGACATGCCAGCGAGCTTGTCGAGGCCCATCGACTTCAAGGAGTCCTTGAATGCGGTCACCCCTGTGATCTGCACGTTGATCGCCGTGAGGAGTTCGTCCACCCCTTCGGCGGTGAGCTTCTCCGCGTCCACGCCGTCGACCATCTCCTTAATGGACGCGGGGATGTCGGAGACCTTCTGCAGGGCCTGGATGGCCGATTGCTTAAGGTCGAGCGAGAAATTCTCGACGGCCGTCTTGTAGTCTGGGCTGCGGCTGGAAAAGACCTCGTAGAGGGTGCCCGCGTAGTTGTCGCCTTCGCCGGTTTCGCCGAAGGTCTCGCCGTTGCTCAGCCGCCCGCCCGAGAACACGCCGCCCCTGTCCTTGGAGCTGGTTTCCAGCCCTGCAGAAAAACTGGTCAGGCGCACCTGGCTGCCCAGGGCCTTGAGCATGTCGTCAATGCTCTTGGCCGTGCCCGAGACCGCTTTGCGGATCGTGTCTTCGTTGGACAGCGGATCGCCTTCGAGCCGGTAGGCATCACCGTTGTTGAGCGCAACACGCTCGCCGTTGGAAAAGTCACGGTCGTACTGCTGACCCTGGTACGTGTACGTCTGTCCACGGCGGTTGTTGTCGACCTCGCCGTCGTAGGCGACGCCGAATTGACCGCCGATACGTGTCTCGCCCTTGGTGGCCTTAGCCAGCGCCATGAGCGCTCCAACGCCCAGCGCAATCGGTCCCAGTACGCCAGCGGCCATACCGAATCCGCTGGCAAACGAACCGGCACCGATCATGTTCGCCGCGCCCCCCAGCGCTGCAAACCCGTTGCCGGCGAACAGCGCTGAGGCGCCGTAGCCAGCCGCAGTGCCGAACATCCCAACGCTGGAGCCCAGGCCCGCGAGCGAGGAAATGTTGCTCAGCATCCCCAGGCCCCCACCAGAGCCCCCGCTGCCGCCCGAGCCTCCGGCCAAGCCCAGCGCTGACAGCGCGTTGCCCGTGATCCCGTTGATCATCAGCGACACGGGCTGCATGATGGCGGAGATGATCGGCCGCAGCACCAAGGTGCGGAAGGTGTCTTCCAGGTACTCGGCCGCCGTCTTGCCACCGCGCATCAGGTTGTCGGTCAGGGACTGGGCAAGCTGCTCGTTCTCGCGCGTGACCGCCTCGGTGGCTTTCTCGTTGGCCTTGACCGCCGCCTCGGCCTGCTCCGCAGCCCAGTCCTTGGAGGCCTTGTCCGCCATAGCCGCTCGCAGGCGCTTGTGGGCCGCGATCTCGCGCTCGACTTGCTCGATGTACCCAGGGATGACGTTGTCGGTCGCCTCCAAGTCCAGGCGCCGCTTTTCCAGCTGGGCCAGGATGAGGTCTTGCAGCGCCGCAGCGCCCAGGCCGTGCACGCGGTTCTGGGCTTCCAGTGCGGCGGCCTGTTCGTGGATCGCGTCCGTGCTTTGGCGCAGGGCATTGACCTGCTCGAGCTGCGGCTTGATGAGCAGCGTCTCCAGGTCGCGCGCGCCAGCGGCCTGGATGTTCAGGCGCTTTTGCTCCAGCTCGGCCAACTGGCCTTCCAGGTTCGCGCGTTCCTTCGCCGAATCCTTCTTGCCCTGCAGCAGGCGCAGCTCGACGCGCAGCGCTTCCTGCTGGGCGGCGATGTCCTGGGCCTGCAGCGCGGTCTTGCGCTGTACCGCCGTGTATTCGCTGATCTGGTCGCGCTGGCGCAGCGCCTCGATCTCGTCCAGGCCATCGGCCGTCTTGGCCGCCAGCAGCTTGTAACCGTGCTGCACTGCCGCGATCTGCGCGTCGATGGAATGGGCTGTCGCGGTGGCCGCACCGGCGCCCAGCTCCTTGATCTTCTTGTCTCGCTCGGCCGCGAGCGATGCTTCGACCTGGTCCTGCTCTTTTTGCCGAGCTTTGATGGTCTCGGGGCTGGCGTTTGAGGATTCGAGCGCAGCGCGGAAGGTCTTCCAAGCATCGGTGGAAGCGCGAAGCTTGGTCTCGTATTCTTCTTGGATTGCGCTGGCGGTCTTGATGCCCTCCACCGACTTTTTCCAGGCCTGCTCGGCGCCTGTGACCGTCAGCGTGAGATTGCCCGCTCCCTTGTCCAGGCCGGCCTGAGCCTCTTCCGCGCGTTGCATTGCCCCTGCCAGGGTGCCGTACTGCATCAGCAGCTTCTGAAGCAAATCCACCCTGGCCGCTTCCGGCAATGCTGCCCCGCCGTCAATGCCTTTCCCGCTCTGCAGGTTGTTGATCTGGCCCTGCAGCTCAGCGAGCTTCTCGGCCGCCTCGCCACCTTTTTTTGCGGCGTCCACCATGCCAGCCGCAGCCAACGCATTGCGCTTCTGGAGTTTGTCGATCTGCTTGTCAAGATCGGCGATGATTTCTGCGGTGCTGCGTGAGACCTCGCTGCGCACGGTCTTTTCTGCATTGCTCCCGGCAGAACTCCAGAGCGACCACGCTGTAACGCCCACGGTCAATGCCGTGGTGATCGCACCGATAGGTCCGCCCAGAAAGCCCATGACGCCTGACAAAGCTCGCCCGGCCACCGAAACTGCACCCTGCGCTGCCGTCAACGTGCCCGCTGCCGTGGCCGCTGCATTGGTCGCCGCAGTCTGCGCTGCCGTGGCCGCTGTGACGGCCGCCTGCACCCCCGCCTGCTGCTTTCCCAACGTCGCCAGCTCGGTCATCAACAAAGCGTGGCGCGCCTGCGCTGCCGTCAGCTCGGCCGTCAGAACGATCTGCTGGGCCTGGGTGGCGTTGAGGGTGGCCGTCGCCTCACGCGCAGCGGCCAGCGCATAGCTCAGGGCACCCGCACTGCGCGCGGCGGCGAGCTGGGCCTCGGCCTGGGCCATCGTGGTCCGCACGGACACGAGCTGGGCTTCGGTCTGCGCGATGGTCGAGCGCGTGGCGTCCATCTTGGACACCACCTCGGCGCGCGACAGCGCGATGGCTTCCTTAGTGGTTGCGAGGGTAGCGAGCTGGGCCGCCTGGGCGGCGGCCTCGGCCTGCGCGCCGGCCACCTTCGCCTGCAGCTCGGCCAGGTAGGCCGTGAGCTTGGCGCGGGACGTGACGGCCACCTCGGTGTTGGAGGCGGCCTCTGCAGCGGCCTGCGCTGCCGCCAGGCGTGATGCCTGGACCATCTCCACCTTGGCCGCCGTGGCCGCGACCGTGTCGGCCACCAGGTTGCCCAACTTGACGCTCGCCCACACCGCGCCCAAGGCCATCGCGGCCTCGCGGTTGTCCCAAATCACCCCGCCCCACTCGCGACCGACCGCCATGGCCTGCGCCGCTGCCGTCGCGTATTCGCGGATGCCGTCGACCAGTTCGCGGTTGAGCGTGACCTTGCCGCCTTCGCCGATGGTCACGAAGAGTTTGCTGACTTCGCCCAGCGCTTCCTTGGAGGCCAGCACCAGGGGCTCCAGACCCTCGGCCGCCACGCGGGTGGCGCCTTCCTTGAGTTGATCGAGTCGGCCCTTCAAGGTCTGGTCGAACGCCTCGCTCGACATCTTGAAGCCCTGCAGCCGTTGCATCAGGAACGAGAAAAGTCCTTCGCTTGACGCCTTGGCTTTGGCGATGTCCGAATCCTTCAGCCCCAACGCTGTCGCCAGCGTCGAGCTGGCTGGCGTGATCCCCCCAGCCACCAGGTCTCGCAGCTCCTGGACGACCTGGCTGGCGTCAAGCCCCATGCTCTTGACCGCATTGGTGCCGACCACCGTGAGCTGGCGGATCTCGTCCAGCGTCATGCGCGCCGACAGGCCGGGGGCCAGCAGCGCCTGGAAAACGGGGATCAGCTCCTGGCTGGTGGCGGCGGTGCGCAGCGCGTCGTCGTTGAGCTTGCGGATGTATTCCGAACTAATGACCAACGCCGTGTTGTATTCGGTCTGCTTGCCGTTGATGGCAGTCATCGAACCCAGGATGCCGGCCATCCCGAGCTGGCTGGTCTCCAGGTTCTTGGAGTAGTCGAACGCGTTGCGGGGCAGCGCCGTGATGGCGCTGGCGATGGCTGTCAGCCCGCCACTGACCAGATGCAGGCCGGCCGCGCCAACCACCAGATCGCGCACCGAGACGCCGATCTGGCCCAGGCTGCGCGTGGTCCGCGCGGCGGCCCCCTCGGCGCTTGTGCCGAGCTGGGCAAATTCGCGCGCGGCACGGGGCACCTCGGTGGTCACCGACTGGGCGTCCACCACCATCCTTATGCCGATCTGACGTACCACGCTTGCCATGTGTTTTGGGAGTTAAAAAGAGATCGGTTGAGGGTTGGTAACAGGTGGCGCTAAGTCCGGAACTAGAAGCCCCGAGAACCGAGGCCGGTCAATCCGGCGCTGTGCGTTGTCGGGGTCAGCGGGCGTTGCGGATTTCGAGGGTGGCGCCTTCCAGGATTTGCAACTGCTCGAAGACCTCGTCCTGCTCGGATTCGGGTATCCGGTAGCGCCGCATGAGGATTTCCACGGCGACGTAGTCCAGCCCCTCCCACAGCCACACCAGAGTCCCGCCGCCCATCGGACCGCCAGTCCAGACCGGCTGCTTGCGCCACTGCGTGCGGCACAGCGTGTAGACCATCCATGCACGGGCATGCTCGGGCCACAGTTCGAAGTCCTGGGGACGGTCCTGCTGCAGGCGCGGCGGGATGAGCTGGTCGACTTCAATGCCCAGAGTCGCGCAGTCCGCTTGCAGCGCGTCGTCTACGACGTAGCGGTCTGCTTGGTCGGCGCCGAGGTAGTGAGCGACGGCGCCTTCGAGTTTTTTACAGCGGCCGCCCGTTGGTTAATAAACGCATGGTCGAACCAGCTCACGGCCATGGCCTGCTCGACTCCGGAGTACTCGGCGTCGGTCTCCTGCCGCTCTGCGTGGCTGTAGGGCACAGGCTGGCCGGACTCGTCGGCAAAGCCGGCCCAGCCCACCACGATCTCGTCCAGCAGTTGGCTGATAGTGATTTCGCCCTTGATGTAGCGGTCGTTCAGCGCATCGCGCTCCTTGGCTGGCTGGCGCTTGAACTCCACTTCGAAATTGACGACTTCATGTTCGCCGCCATCGCCCGGTAAGAACAGGGCGGCGGGCGCGGTGAAGGTGGGCTTGAGTTTGGAAACTATGACTGCCATGGTTGCTCCGTTGAGAGGCTCTTAAAGGGGTGAGGGGATGCGGAAAGTGGGTGGTGCTGGGCGCGTTCAGATCTCGATGGACCACTCGTCATTGCCCGCGTCGCTGGGGATGAACGAGAGAGGAATCGTGATCATCTGGACGCCATCGCTGTCGCTGTAGGTCGGCTTGCCCAGTTGCGCGCGGGCCGACTTGAACGTGGCCGTGTTCGTGACGCCCTGGCCGTGCTTGAGCACCAGCGGCACCACCGCGCTGGCGCGGGCCATGGCAATCCAGTTCTTGACCGCCACGGGCGTGTTCTCGAACGTCAAGCTGCCGGTGCTTTTGCGGTCCGTGATCTCGACGGTGTCGACGTTCATCAGGTCGCGCTTGACCACGGTGTTGCCGGCCTTGAACGAGAAGGCGCTCGCGGCCACGGCGAGACCGTCCAGCAGCAGCGTGGTGTTGGCCTTGTTCACGCCCAGCGGAGCCATGAAGGCCGTGTAGTTCACGGCTGGCAGCGGGGCGTCCACGGCCGGCACGAACGAGCCCGTGAAGTCGAACTTCCATTTCGGGATGCCCTTGGCGTCGGTGGTCAGCTCCACTTCGCCGCGCGCGCCGTGCATCTTGTGCAGGATGCCGTCGACGTTGCCGTAGATCGTGACCGACTCCATGCCGTCCGTCACGGGAGCGAACACGGTCTTGACGCCGGGTTGCACGGTGGCGCTCATGGCGCAGGCCCGAAGCAGATCTGTCACAGCGGGCAGATCGCCGGCTGCGGCCACGCCAGCGAACTCGACGGAGAACGAGACCTTCTGGTACTCGGTCACCAGGGTGGAGCCGCTGGAGCCGAAGAACGGCCGGATGTTGTTGCGCTCGGCCACGTCCCCTTCAATGGGCGTGAGCGTGGCATCGCTGACCAGCAGCGCGTTGGCGGCTAATGGCACCACGGGCGAGCCGACGACGGTTTCGACCAGGGCCAGGAGGGCCATCTTGCGCATGAGTTTTGCGGGCATGTCAGTCCTTTAAATCGGTGGGATGGCGGGCTTAGCCCTGGCCGAGGGCCTTTTGGGCTTCGGGTTCGTCGGGGTGGTAGGTGCGGTGGACCTCGACCGGAGCGTCCTCGCCGTCCTGGCGCCAGAGTCCGCCCCGCTTGGGGTTTTGGATGGGCGGGGGCTCGGGCGCTTGGGCCGGCGCGGGCGCCGGGGCAGCAGCCACGGCAGGTCCAGCTCCAACGGCAGGGACAGTTGCTGCGGGACCGGCCGGCTGCGCGGACGGTTGGTCGGGCGTGGCTTGCGCCGCTTTCGGGTTTGGATCGGTGGCATCGGATGCCTTTGGTTTGTTGCTCACAGATAGCTCCAGGTGGTGAGGGAAAGAACGACGCTGTGGCACAGCACCCCAGCGAAATGCACGGGTCCGGCGTCGGTGACCTGCACGCCGTCCTCGCTGTCATCGAGCGGGCCGGGTTGCACCACGCCGCCCAAGGTCGGATCGCCGCGAACGACAGCGCGGAACTGCTCGACCAGGTCGTCGAGCAGCAGCTCGCTGGCCTGGGCATCGGCGAACGCCAGATAGCCGCGCACGGTCCAGGTGTGCGCGTTGATCGACCGGCCCACGTTCGGGCTGTGTTCGCGGGTGGCGCTGCGGCGCAGCCACCAGCCGCGCAGGTGGGCAGTGCCACCTGTCGGGGTGAAGAGGTACATGGCCCGGAAGGCCGCCTCGTCCTTGGCATAACGTTCGCGGTCATGCACGTGGCCGATCTCGGGCACCGAGGCCAGGGCGGCCACGATGGCGGCGCGGTGCTGCTGCAGCGTGCTCATGCCGTGCCCCCTGCCAGCAACACCGCCACACGACCGGCAGCGTCTTCCAGCGCGCGCAGCACCTGGCTTTCTGTCGCCGCAATCGCATCAGCGAAATGCGGCTTGGCCTTTGTGCCCTTGCGAGCGATCTTTCGGGCCACTAGGAACGCCACGCTGCGCTCGCGTTTGCGGTCCACGCCCAGCACGGCGCGGACCCACGGAATGAGGGCTTCCACGGGCGGCATGTGGGGGCGCGTGCCCAGCTCGAGGAACGTGGCCGAGGGCTGCGAGCTGCCCACGGTGCCGATCACGCCCACGGGCGTGGCGAAGGCATCGCTGGCCACGCTGGCCGCCGTCATGCCGGTCACGCGCGGCAGACGGTCCTTGACCTCGCGCTCCACCAGCAGCGTTCCCTCGGTCATGCCGGCCAGCAGCTCGCGCCGGGTGGCGTCGGGGGCTTGCTCGAAGCCGCGCTGCAGGGCATCCAGGCCCGCCAGGGTCAGGTGCAGGCTGCTCACAGCACACCTCGCACCAGGCGGTTGCGCGTGCGGCCTGGCCAGGCCACGAACGCGGCTGCAGGGGCCTCGCCGCTGCCCGTGCTCGCGGCCGGCCTGGCGTAGGGGTCGGGCTGGTTGGTGCCCACGTAGTAGGCCGTGCGCAGTTCCTTGGCCCGCGCCGCGTATTCGCGGGCACGCGTCTCGGTCTGGCTGGCGTCGGAGCCCATGGTGGTCTCGCGCTGGCCGCTGAAAAACGTGGCGAGCTGGTGGCACAGCAGGCTGGCCGCGAACTGGGCGACGGCCAGGCTGTGGCGCGCGGGGATGGAGTCCAGCGTGTGGTCGGCGGCATAGGCCACGCGCACCAGGGCGCCGGCAGGCAGCGCCTGCACGGCTTCCAGCCCCCAGGCATTGCCCGACATCCGATAGGCCCCCACGTGGGCCACGGCGGGCGGCTGCTGGCCGATGGGGTACTCGGCTCCGCGCAGCACGGCGCCATCGCTCCAGTCCGAAGGCACGGGGCCGAACACGCCCAGGGCAGGCCAGGTTACGTCTTCGACCAGGTCGCGGGGGAAGTCGGCGCTGTAGCGCAGCAGGGCCGAGGCGATGGCGCGGTCGCGTGTCTCGGGCGAGAGGGTGCCGCCCTGGTCGCGCACCAGGTCATCGACTTGCAGTGGGTAATCGGCCATGGCCTTGGGTTGTCCGTTAAAGGGTGGTGAGCGGAAGGGATCGGGTCGGCTGGGTCGGGCAAGGCGCCAGGGGCGGCGGCTTGACGGACCCACCCCTTGCGGGGCGGGCCGGAGGGTGGGTCAGGCGGGCACCACGGCCTTGGTGGTGGCCTTGAAGCCATCGACCAGGACGCTGCCGCCGTAGATGTGGCGAATCTTGTAAGTGAGCTTGTCGTTGCTGAACATGGAGCCCACCGTGGGTGCGTCCTGCACGAACAGCTCGGGGTCTTCGCGGCCATCCAGGAAACCGATTTCCAGCGCTGGCAACAGGGTCGGGCTGGCGGCGGTGACCCAGTCGTTGCCATCGGTCCAGTAGTTGATCGGGATCACTTCCGGGTTGATGGTCTGGACGAACGTCTTGTCCAGGTTCTGGTTGCGCACGAACAGGTTGTAAGCCGTCTCTTCCAACTCAAACGGCACCATTACGATGGCGGGCGCGGTCGCCAAGCGCTTGCCGCTGCCGGCGCGGGTCTGCTTGAGCATCGCCAGGCGGTGCATGGCAAATTCGGCCGCACTCAGCGCCGCCGTGAAGAGGTTGCCGTGGTCGACGTGGTACAGCGCCTTGGTGTCGTAGATCACCGGGTTCGTACGGAAGAAGTCAAAGACGAACTCGTACAGCGTGTTCTTGGCGGCCAGGGCCAGTTCGACGGGAATTCGGCGCAGGGCCTGCACGTCGTCGTTCTTGATCGCCTCCAAGGTCACGTCTTCGGTGCCGCCGCGCTTGGTCACGGCATACGTCGCCTTGTCGTCGCCCGGCGAAGCGAGCGGCACATAGGGCGCGCCCTGCGCCACAGCCGGCAGGTTTCCGTAGCCGCCGATGCGCACGCGCTCGACCGAGCGAAAATCGTTCACCGGCCCATAAGTCGCCACCTTCTTCCAGGCGTCCAGGTTGGCAAGGCCGGTGTACACCGTCTGCATGCGGCGCGTGATGCTGTCGCCCAGCGCGTCGGCCAGCGTCGTGCTGTCGATGGACTCGCGGAACGAGCCCAGGCTTTCGGCCAGACGGCCCATGTCGCAGTTGCGCAGATCGCCGGTCACGCGGCGGTCGCCCGTGATCTCGATGTAGCACTCTTTAAACGACTGGACGCTGCGGTGGTCCTTGTGGGCAGGGTCCCAGAAGGCGTCCAGCATCTCGCGCATGGTCAGGCTGCGGTCACCGACGGTGATCGCGCCGTCGCCGAACAGCGGCACGCGCACGGCGCCCGATTCGGTCATGCGGGCTATGTAGGCGCCTTCGGCCTTGATCGCTTCGCCCACTGCGGCTTCGGTGAGGCGCTCGGGCGCGGCGATGGTGTCGATCTGCGCCTGCAGGCGTTCCTTGGCCGCCTGTGGCAAGCGGGCGGCAGCGATGCGGGCATGCGCGGCCTGGCGCAGCGTGATCACCTGCAGGTCGGCGCGCGTGACGGGCGTGTTGTCGCCTTGGGCTTCGGTCACGCGCTGTGTGCCGGGTGGTGCCGGATCGAACGGGGCACACACGGCTTCGTGCAGGTTGACCAGCTCGTCGTCGCCAATCTTGGCGGCATCGATGGTGGCGAACTTGGCGGGGTCTTTGGCCTTGATGGCTTCCAGCAAGCGTTGCTTCCACAGCGGCATTGCGTTTCCTTCGGGGGTGGTGGGTTGGTCGGCGGCGGCTTCAGTCAGACGATCCAGGCCGCCGCCAGCGCCCGGTTCGACAATCAGGTCCACGGAATGCACCTTGGTGAACTTCACGGCTTCGCGCAGCGTCTCGGTGCCGGACTTGCGCGGCTTGGTGCGCGCGTCGGCGTCAATGGACAGGCCCAGCAGACCCTGCATGCCGCGCTTGACGGCCTCGGTCATCTTGATGACCACCGCGTCGGTCGGGTCCAGGGCCTTGAAGGCACCGACGAGCGCGCCGGTGTCCGGGGTCTTGCCCTCGACGAAACGCACGCCGTAGATGCCGCCGATGAGGCTGCGCACGTCCTTGCCCTTGCCCGCCAGGTGATCTGCATCGGACTTCGCGAACACTCGCACGCCCTCGAACATGGGCGCCGCCTCGCGCAGCGCGCTGTCGGGGTAGTAGTTGCGATTGCCGCTGCGCCCGGCCTGGATAAGCCGCACATGGATGGAGCCGTCAGCGGCTTCGCGGAAGGGGTGGCCGAGGGCCTCGGTCACGTTGACGGCGGCCGGCTGTAAGACAGGGGCTGCAGGCGCGGCGCTCACCGGCTGGAAGTCGGCGACGACCTCGGTGGCCTCGCCCACTACGACAGTGTTGTCGGCCGAGACGGTGTAGCCGTAGCGGAACATGCGTCCCTTGAAGGCCACCACCACATGCTCGGGCCAGATGCCGCGCACGTCGACGTAGTAGTCGCCGTTAGCAGCCAAGCGCAGCTTGTCGCGCACGGCTTGGCGCACCAGTTCGATGAGTTGGCCGTACTCACTGGTCACGGCCTCGGTGAGACGGGCGTGGCCGGTGCCTTTGGGCAGGAGCTTGATCGTCATGACCGCTTTACTCGTCGCGGTCGGAGAACTTTTGGCCGTCGTTTGTGACCACGACGACGTGCGTGCCATGGTCGGCCACCGCCAGCACCTCGGAGGCACTCAGCGCCACTTGCCGTGTCTTGGGCACCTTGGCCGGCTTGCCTTCGACGCGGCCATCGACCATCTCCACGACGGTGCGACGCACACGCTTGACGGCCTCGGCGGCAGTCATCTGCGAGGCCTGGTCGGCCGGGGTTTGGGTCTCGTCTTTGTCGGACATCTGTCACTCCATCGGTGGCCGCAAGGCGGCGTTGTTGATGGAGTGACTGTGCCGGGGGAGGCACAAAAAACTAAGGCCGACATATGTCGGCCTCAAGTGCGGGAAGTGGCTTTCTAGACTAGCACGTCAGCAAGCCACATCAACATCTGCATGGGTTTGGCAAAGCGGAATCGGGTGCCCCCGCCCGCTATCTAGTCCCGGTGCTGGTCAAACAGTTCGTTAAATTCATGGTGGGCCCTAATAGAAGTCGCGTAACGTGATTCGTTTCCTGTGAGGCTCCCCAAAATGTCGCTGAAAAGCGTGCCCCGATCCTCCGAGCCACCCAGCGCTTTGAGCACTGCAGCACACAATTTTTTGCCCGCCAGGGTTTCGCCTTGCAGATGAAGAAAGCAGCCTGCTGCGAATGCATCTCTTAAGAGCAGCGCACGGTACTCGTCGGCTGACTCGCGTTCGATGATCACTGACAGTTCGCGTATTGCGTCGCCCATGTTTAATCCTCGACAACAGTTGCGGCCGGCGCTGTATCCTGTGGCGCCTTCTTAAGAACGGGCTCGCCTCTTGCAGCCCTTCTCGCCTCCCATTGTTCAACTATGTGGGGAAGGGTGACGAGGTATTTTTCCAGACCACGACCTGCAGTCCCCGCCATGCCGCGCCCACTGTCAATCAATTCGCCCAGATCGACACCATGCAATGGGTCGGGATAGTCTCTATCCCAATTGGAGAAAGCTACAACGACAAGCGCCGAAGCCGTGTCTATGGGACCCTCCGGACCGCCTGAAAAATAAAGCGGATTTCTAAGCGCTGCATCTGATAGTGCCAGGTAGAACTGGTGCCGCCAATACTCTCTTATCTCTTCGCTTAGCAGGAGGTAGGTTTCGCTCTCCAGTCTTTTCGATAGCTTCTCGCAACGAACCAAATGCCGTGCAGCGGTCAGCCAATTCAACCTTATAGGCCTTGGCGGATGGTCTTTACCGTCCCCTGTCAGGACGCCATACGCCCATTCGTAAGAACGCTCGATTTGTGTAAGAAATTCTGACTCACGCGCTTTTTGTTTGTCATCGGCGTGCGCCCTCCTGGCCACATCGGTGCTAAATGCCACCAGTCCCAAAGCCGCTGCCGAAAACAGTGCGTTCACGCCTCCAAAAAGGTCCCCGATCTGCCCCAGCTTTTCGCAGTCGTGTCTCGTACAGATCCAGCCTCTAAACAGTTGAGCGCCGAATAGGCCCCAACTCAACCAGAGCAGTACCGTGACCAATAAAAGTCCCGCGAAAGCGATGCCAAGCTTGTTCCTACCCCACCACCCAGTCCATTTAGACATAAGCCCCTCTATTAGTTTTTGATCGCAGCCTGCTCGAACACCCATTCCAAACTTTTGTCTTTGACGCACCAGGCTGGATCACGCACCCAGTCGGTGAACCAGAGAGTGGGATGCCCTTGGAGATCACCGCATATCGAGTAACCCAGGCTCGGCATGTTGAAACGCACCACCGCTGCGGTTACTGGAATCAACAACATGGAAAGACCGCCCGCCACAATGGAGGCAATGAATGCCCGCTCAAACGGTTTGATCAGAGCGTCGCTGCAGGGCACCGCGCGCATTGATGAGACCACTAGTCCGAGAAGGCAGAAGATCGCGATAAACGGGGCGACCTGTGCAGTAGGCGCGATTCGAACAACGGGCACTCGGTGTGCGATTCCCACAATGGCAGGCACGATGATGTATGTCACCATCAACAGGGAGCCCACCATCAAGCCCAGGTATAGCGGAATACCCCAGACAAGGGTCTTGCGGATTAGTTGGACATCAAACATGGCAGCGAGATCACATTGAAGGTGCTCAATATCGCACGCAAGTCATGCGGCAGAGCCAGTCCTTGACACCTCTGTCGATAGCGCGGCCCGCATCCACTTTTTTTTGCTGGATGGTGTTGCGGAGATCGTCTTGCCAGGATTGGGCCTTGGTGTCGATGTAGTAGAGGCCCTCTGCCGTTTGTTCCGGCAGCATCTTCAACGCGGCAATGACTTTGCTTTTGATCGCGTAGCTACCGTCCAGATAGTTCAGGGCACTTCCCACTCCAACCGCCACGAAGGCCATAGCCACCAGCGGCAGTACTGCGACTGCCGTGCCAGTACCAACAAGGGCAGCAGCACCGTAGGCCACTAAGGCGCCCAGCCCACCCTTGACCGCCTCTACTCCGATGCCTCCCACCAAGTCGTACATGGTCTTCTCGTCATTGAACATGAAGTCCATCAACTCGATACCCGTGGAGACGACCACGCCCAGCATGAAGCCGCCCTTGGCAATGCCCTGCAGGCTCCTGATGCCCAGGCCGAGCTGCAGCATCTTCGGATTGCTTGCCAGATACCGCGTGCCCTGCAGCGCACTGCTGCGCCGTGCCGAGTAGCCCTTGATGATGATGTACGTGCCCGTCGCCGTGGTCTTGATGAAGCTGCCGATGCCGGCAATGCCGATGGCGTTCAGCGTTTTGGTGATCGCGAGGGCGTCGTTGGCGCCCTGGGCCACCGGCCCTACCCACGGCTCGCTGGCATTGGGACTGAACTCCTTTTGCCAATACTGCCCGAACGTGGACTGAGACAACATCTTGCGCAGGCTGAATTCCAGCGCCGCGTTGTTCCTGGCCTTGTCCTGCAGGATGCTCATGTACTGGCTCTGCGTCAGCACTAGGACGTCCACCTGGTTCTTGTCCATGGACTGGGCCAAGGTCTGTCCGTAGCCGACGTTGAAGAACGTGGCCGCAAGTTCTGCGCTCATGCAATCCCCCCTCAGGAATTCGTTTTTGTTGGGGGCGGATGCTAACCGCAGCCGGAATCGGCATGGGCGCCAGGATGCAACAAGGTGTTTAACACGGCTTTAACCGGGCCAGCAGGGGGCCTTTCAGAAAATTCCCGGGGGGATGCCGCAGTAGCAGCAGTTAAAGCACTGTCGCGGAGGGCGGTGATATGCTGATACTGACCGAGTGGCCGAAAGCCATTTGGCAGTGGAGGAATCCACGATCACCCCCAACGAAATTGGAGCATCTCATGCCTGAAGCGACGCGTGCCTATTCGACACTCATTCAGTGTCTATACGACCAATCACATTCGGTCGTTCCGGATTACGACCATTACTCGATCTTCCGGGCCATCGATGCTCGGGACGTCAAGCAACAACCGACGTCTCTTCCGCGCGTGCATGACTTTGCAGTCATCTGGGACAGCGATCACGACATCCGAATCATTCCTGTGCTCGAAGAAATGCTGATGGCTGGCCTGTTGCCTGGCGTGCAATTCATCGGTGAACACAAGGGGACTCTGACAATCATTCTTGCAGCCCCGACATATTTCGCCGTCGACATAGAGGCGTTCAAGGCACAGGTCCATAGCCTTACTGCGGCTGCGGGAGACTACTGGGACGTCCGGGTTGGGATGTTTGATCGCTCACCGGGCAGCATGCGCGATGGGCATCAGTGCGAATTCGAGGGAATTACGGGCTTGGCGGATCACATGCTCCACGCATATCTTCTCGTGATTGATGACATGTGGAAATTGGGCACAAAGGTTTGGCAGGGTGTCTCGTCCCCTGAGAAGGCTCAGCCACCTCGCCAATTTTTTACGGATGCGGACCGTTACGTGGTGAAGGGCCACTCTCACCACTACGCACGTCAGCCTGTGGTGCCAGCGTCACCCGGCGTCCCGCCTTCTTGGCCGCCAGGTCTAATGCCGCCTTTCGCCCATCCAACTGCAGCTCGCGCTCCGTAAAGGGCTTGGCCCCCGGCGTCATCACCGTCCAGCCCTTGAGCCAGGGCAGCGCCACACACCCGCACTGGATGACTTGCTCGGGCGGCGCCTTGGGATCGTGGGGGCACTGCATCAGGTCGAAGCCGCCGCCTGGGTTGGGCACCTTGAATGCTTGGCCCGCGTCAACGACCTGGCCGTCCATGAGGTCGTGGTTCCAGCGGCTGTGAATCTTCCCGCTGCGACGCCACTGCTTGCCCAGGCCCGGCACCAAGGGCGCGGCCTGCACCAGGCGCTCCTGGCCGGCCACCGCAAATGCCCGGCTGACCTCGGTGCGGACGATGGCGCTGGCTCGGCGCATCGACTCGCCGCCCAGCAGCTCGTTGACCGCCTTCATGGCCGCGAAAGGCGTGATGCCTCCAAGCGTGACCAGGCCGAGCTGCTGGCCGATCTTGCCGGCCGCATCGGCCGACACGGCCCGCATGCGCTCCACCCCGAACGTCCGCATGGCGGCAAGCACGCGGGCATCCAGTGCGCCCAGGCGCATCTCCACGCCCATGCCGGCAGCGGCCAGGGGCTTGTCCACGATGTCCTCGCCCTGCTGCCAAGCCGAGCGCAGCGCCTGGTCGACGGCGGCGCCGGCCTGCTGCCCCGTGGCGGTCAGGATGGTGTCGAGATGGTCCCGGAGGCGGGAGAGCTGCCACAGCTGCCAGTCGGCCGGCTGACCGGCGAGCTGCTGCGAGATCTGGAGCTGGGCCGCCTGCAGCAGCGCGACCACCGCCTTATTGGCTGCGAGCAGCGTCCTGGCCCGCTCGGCCAGGCGCACGCGCAGCTCGGCTTCGAAACGCTTTTGCTCCGGGCTCACGCCGGGGCACCTTGGGATGGCACCGCCGTGGCCACGTCCGTCGCCCCCGCATCGATGGCCGCCTGCAGATCGCCATCGTCCGCGTGGAAATTGTCCTCGGCCTGGCGCGCCTTCTTGCGCGCGGCGTGTTCCTTGCGCGCGGCGTCCAGCTCGCTCTTGGCGTCGAAGTCCTGGCCGAACCGCTGCGCCACGTCGGCCACGATCTTGAGCGCCGTCTCCTCCGTCATCAGCCCGGCGTCGATCATCTGCGTCACGGCCTGGACGAGCTGGCCCATGGCCGAGGCGAACTTGGTCACGTCCTTGTTGAGCAGCTCGGGGAAGACGGCGGTCACCTGCCAGCGGTCATCGGCCCAGTCAGGTTGCTTGCCCGCCGTCTTGGCCGCCTGCCACAGCACGTAGCGGCCGATCTCTTCCAGGGAGAGCTTTAAAAAGCCCTGGCGCATCGAATACATCTTGAAGGTGGGCTCTCCCATCTCCGAGGCCGCTGCCCGGTTGACGTCGCCACCGCCACCGAACCAATGCTCGGGAGTGGTGCTGCCGCCCAGCACGTGGTTGCGCAGGAGCCGGGCACTCTGTGTCGTATCGGCCGCCTGCAAGTCGGGGCTCTTGGCTTCCAATTTAATTGAGTCATTGTGGACAAAGGCCGTGTTGGGCTGAGGCGGAACAAACTCTTTCTCGAACTTGTCGACCGTCGCCTGGTCCGCCCCCGTGAGCGTGACGTCCCAGACGAACGAGCGCAGATACCCGATGCGGTCCAACTCGTCCAGCAGGAAACCGTCGTAGGCATCCAGCCAGTCCATCTGGCCGAGCAGGTCGCTGCGGCCTCGGCTGCCGTTGGGGAACTTGTTGAGCTGGTACAGCAGGCAGTCGCCGTCCGTGAAGTCCTCCTCGCGGATGCCAACCGTGTTGGCGCTGAACAGGTCAGTGTCCTCGCCCAGCACGATCACGCGGTACTTGTAGGTGCGCCCCCGGCCGTCGCGCTTGGTGACCACGCCGATGGGCTGCTCGGGGTTGTCCGGGTCATTGACCACGGTGGCGATCTGGCGTGGGTCCAGGTAGCCCAGGCGCACGAAGCCATCGCCGTCGCGCACGTTGGCGATGTAGCACTGCTCCCCGAGCAGCCCCAGGGCGCGCACGCGCGGGGCGAGCTTGAGCGGCCAGTTGTTGATGGGGTCCGACCAGAACGCATTGAGTAGTTGCTGGTGATCGTCGTCCTTGCACTGCAGCGTGACGCCTTCGGCGAGCAGGTAGGCCAGCGGCAGCTCGACCAGGCGGTTGGCGAGCAGGTTGCTTTGCCACAGGTATTCGGCCAGCTTCTGCATGCGGTCCTGCGCCATTGGCACCAGGTCGCGGTCGTTCAGGGTGGAGAGGCCATCGCCCGAGAGCGGGCGCCAGCCCTTTTCGCTGCTGGGGCCGCCGCTGCCTCCACCTTGGGCAGCGGCGGCTTCGCGCACGGGGGTGGCAGGGGCGGGGGCGGGGGCGGGCGATGCTCCATCGTCCAGGCCGATCCACGATTTAAAGCGGTCGATGGCGCGCATGCAGTCAGTCCTCCGCCGCCAGCTCTGCGCCCACCAGGGCCAGCGCGAGGCGGCCGTGGTCGTTGTGGTGCAGCACCACCTCTCGCAGCTTGGTCGCCGCCTGTTCGATGCCTGCGCGGTCGGTGGGCGGCAGGCTGGCGATGGAGCCCCGGATCAGGAGCAAGGTGTGTTGTTCTTCGGTCATGGTTGTCGGTCAGGGTGGGTGGAAGACGGCGGGGTCAGCGGCCGCCACGGAACATGCTTTGTGCCGTGTTGAATCGCCCGTACCGGGCGCGGGCGCTGGTCTGGGTCTTCTTGTTGCCGGACTGCGCGGCGGCGGCGATGCCGCCGGTCACGGCGAGCATCCAGAGCATCACGACGGCATCGGGGCCGTCGTCGTGGTCGGCCTTCGGAAAATGTTTGAACTGGCTCACCAGCGTGGTCTGGCTGGCGTGCAGGCGGATCAGGCCGTTGTGCATGTGGGGCTGCAACGTCTCGATGCGCAGCACCTTGTCTTCGATGGGCTGGAGACCTCGGGCAGGCACCGGGATGCCGAGCTGGGCGCTGCGCTTGACCAGCTCGGTGCGCAGGAACTCCTGGAACTGGACGGTCTCGACGCCCCACACGATGCAGCAGTACTCGCGCTGCAGTTCGATCACGTCGCTGATGATTCGGTCGGGGGTGCGCTTCTTGATCTTGGCCTCGACGACATCCAGGATGCCGGTCTCTCGGTTGAAGCCGCCCACCACCAGTGCGCTGGGATCGCGGCGTCCAGTGCCCCCCTTGCGGCCCAGCGAAGGATCGGCAGCACCATAGAACAACCACTCCGGAAGCCGGTTGACCCAGAACCGGATGCTGTTGGCAAAGGGCGCATCCTCACCAGCGACTGGATCGTTCTGCTGCTCGCTGTCAAAGGCGCTGTGGCCTTCCCGCGCGCGGCGGATCATCAGCTTGACCAGGGGGCGCAGCGCGGGCCAGGACACCTTCGCGCCCCGGTCCATTTCCACCTGCTGCTCACGGTAGAGCGCCATGGCGGCGGCTTCGCCCTCCTGCGGGTTCTCGGCGTTGAGCAGCAGCCCTTCGAACTGCTCCCACAGGTCCATGCGGTCGGGCCACTGGATGATGGCCTTCAGCACCTTGCGGTTCCAGAGCGGGTTCTTGAGGAAGCGCGCGAGGACCGAGTCGTAGTGCAGCACCGTGCCTACCAGGAAGGCGTGCATGCTGTCGTCGGGCGGGCCGAGGTTCAGCACACCGGCCGTCACGAACTTCTGCAGCTTGTCGCGCTGCGCGGGCGTGTTGACGTTTTCGTCGTTCTCGATGTCGTCCAGCACCGCGAAGTCGGGGCGGTGCGCGCCATGGCGTCGGCCGCGAATCTTCTTGGCCGATCCGAAGGCTTCGACCTTGCGCCCGTTGCGCGTGACGATCACGCCCGCGCGCCAGACCTTGCCCTGGCCGCAGGCCTCGGGAAAGTCGCCGCCGATGCGCGGGTTGGCTTCTAGCTCGGCCTTGATGGCCTCCAGCATCTCGGCGGCCTGCTCGAAGGCGTCCATGACGATGATCGGGTACCACAGGCGCTCGGTGACCACGCACCAGGCCACGAAGCTCATGCTGATCTTGGTCGACTTGGCCTCACCGCGCGGTGCGGCCAGGGCGTCGCGCTGGCCGGTCGCCGAGTTGATGATCTCGGGCAGGCGCTTGTAGAGGTACAGGTGCAGCTCGCTCGGGTCGGCCCGGCCGTAGTGCGGGAAGTAGTTCCGGTCCCAGTATTCGTAGCCGGTGACCGGATCGCACACTTTGCGGCGGCGCTCGGCGATGGCCTCGGGCGACATGTCCCAGCCGTCTAGGCTCGCGTCGATCTGGCGGCGCAGGCCGTCGGCGATTGCGGCCAGGCCGTCCAAAAATTCCCTGCTGGATTTCGCCACCGCTACTTCGCCTTTGCCAATTCTTCGCCGAAGGGCTCCAGCAGCTCGACCATCGCGCCGAGGTGCTGGGGGAAGCGAGCCTGGGCGAACGAGACCAGGCGCTGCAGTACGTCGAGCTGCACGGCCTGCTTGTTGAGGTCGGGCGCCAGGCGCTTGAACGAGGCCATCGTTTTGTTGAAGCTGTCGCTCATGCTGGCGAGCGTCTCGGCCCGGTCGCGCGCGGTCATGTTGGTGGCATCGCGCAACTGGTCCATGGTGGCCTGGTGCTGCACCAGGTAGTCTTCCAGCAGCTTCTTGGACAGCGAGCTGAAGTTGTCATCGCCCAGGGCGATGGCGGCTCGCACGGTCTCCCAGTCGTCTCCCTTGTCCGCCGCCTCTTGCTTCCAGCGGTTGCCCGTGCTGCGGGGTACGCCGACTTTCTTGCAGGCGGTTTCCATCGGCAGGCGCTGGTACACGTACAGCCCGCGCAACTGGGTGCGCTTTTCCGATGCGTGGGCCATTACTGTCCTGGGCCTCCGCGGGCGAGCCATTGCTTCACGCCTTCGATGGCGAGGGCAATGCCGATGGATACGGCCGAGCCGCTGATCGCGCCGGCCACAGCGGCTTTCTGCTCGACAACGCGCAAGCGCTCATCGATGGCGTTGTGGCGCTCCTCCTGGCGGGATTCAGCCCGATCAGCCCGCTGTTCATTGGCCTTGTGGCGCTCTTGCTGGCGAGCCTCGGCCTGTTCCATGCGGAGGTCGTTCGCCCGGTGCCGTTCGTCCTGGCGCTCCTCCATCTTGTCCATGCGCTGGTTTTGCTGTGAAAGGCTCACCTGCATCGACTGGACCATGCCGTGGATTTGTCCAAGCAGCATCAGCTCTTCTTTTCGGTCATCTTGCTTCGGGAATGGGTCGCTCATTGGGGACTCTGGTTGAGGTAGTTGATCAAGGCGCGGTACCGCTGGCGGTCGTCGGCGCAGGCCTTGGCGTTGACTCGGTGGTTGGCCCAGGCGTCTGCGATGTCGAGGCCCGAGTCCTCGGCACAAGCAGCGTCGGCGTCTTCGGCGGAACCAGCAGCGCCGCAGGCACCTGCCTGGGCATCGGTGCCGGCGAGGGCGCCGTTCCACATGCGGACAGCAGCCATGGTGAGAGCAGGCACAGGAGCGTCTGCGACAGACACCGGGACGCTCCCTCGCGGCGCAGGGCCTGCAGGGCCTGCAGGGCCTGCAGAGGTTGCCGGCGCACGCCGGTAAACGATGAGCGGAGCGCGTTGCTGCAACTGCGTATAGCGGGCATCCAGATCGGCATAGCGGTCTTCCTGGTCGAGATGTTCTTGGAGGTAGTTGCCGCCCGCGACGTCGGCGCGGCGGGTCTCTGCAGCCAGTTCCTTGGCGGCGGCTTGGTCGGTTTTGGCTTGGCGCGCGGCCCAGGCGTTGTCGGTGGCGGTGTGGCCCCACCAGTAGCCGGCCGCAACAAGGCCGAGCGCGATTAAGAGGCGCGGGTCCATGGCATCAGTGGGGCAACTGCCCGATGGTCCACATGGCGGCGAGGCCCACGGCGGCGGTCAGCACCACCGCAGCCGCTGCCACGGCCTTTGCCGTGCGCCTGGCCCACTTCATGGCTGCATCTCCATGCAGGCCTTGTGGCGCTGTAACTGGCGCGTCCACACGCCGGCACAGCGCTTGTTGCCGGGGGTGCTGCAGTCGTAGCCGGCCGAGAATTTGTAGCGCAGCAAGGCATCGCACGCGGCCACGTAGTTGCCGGCCAGCAACTCGCGCCGCATGCTGGACCGCTTCCATGCAGGGGAGCCGTACTGGTACAGCCAATCCATGTACAGGTCGTATTCGCCCTGGTGCAGCGCCACGCCCGGCAGGCTGTCGCGGAACGCAGCCTCTTCGCGGCTGATGTGGACCTGGGCCTTGATCAGAGCGCGCACCGGGGTGGTGGAGTCGCCCATGCGGACGGCCGTGCCGTTTTCGTGAGAGGTGCTACCAAAGCCCACGGTGGGCCGGTCGCCCTTCGTGGGCACCACGGCCTTGTCCGTGTAGTTCTCGTTCACCACGATGCCGACCAGCCCCGCTGCCGACAGCGAGAGGACCGCGACGGCTTGGCGTGGGGTGATGCCACCGAGCATGCGGCGGCGGTTGCCGGGACGGCCTGCAGCGCGGCACAGCGCCATCAGGCCAGCCGCGATCTGCGCGAACAGCTTGACGGTGTAAGAGGTTGTTTTTGCCATGCCGCGACTGTGGCGGCCGGCCCCCAAAAAACTAAGGCCGACATATGTCGGCCCGTGATGTGTAGAGGTGCTGTTTAAGGTAGCACGGCGCCGGTCGGCTGGTCAATCGTGCGGCGCGGAATGTGCTGCTGCGCCGCCTTCTTGGACTTGCGCCAGTCCCATGGTGGGACCGGGACGGCATCAGCCCATAGACCCTTGCGAGCGCCCTGTGCAGTGGCCTGCAGGCGAGCGATGCTGGGGTCGGTGAGATAGCGCGTGTAGGCCCATGCAAGGCCCGCTCGAGCCTGCTCTTCGCTGGCGTCCTGGCCCTTGCAATTGACCCGCGCCACCGTGCGCCCGTAGCGGTCGGTGGTCTGAGGGCTGATCGTGGCCTGGGTCTGGAAACACAGATCAGCCAAGTGCTGGCGCGACGCCGTGCCAAAGGGCTGGGCGCGCTCCGGTGCGTCGATCTCGGCCAGGCGCACCTTGACTTGCTCGTAGCGGCCGGGATCGCCGCAGCGCGCGGTGAGTGTGTCGCCATCGGAAATGGCGACGATCAAGCAGAGCAGCGTAGGGCTCAAAAGCAACTCTGCTTCCACAGCACGTCAAACTCATCAATCCACGCCTCTTGTTCGGTTCTTTGTCGCCCTCGTGCTTTCATAAAGTCCGTCTCACGCTCCAGCTCCGCAACGATGACGTGAGTAGGCTTCGAACCTCCGTACCAAGCGCCTGTTGGGTACCCCCTGATTGCATATCCACCGGATGTCGCAAGAAACTTGGTGAAGCCTACTGAGCCTCCAAAGGGATTGCGCGAATTCACTTCTCCACACAGCACGCCGCGCTGCGATAGACGCTGTCCGCGAAATTGCGCAGACGCCGGGTCAGTGAGAGAAGCAAGCAACCGAGCTTGCTTCTCTGGCCACACAACCACGGGCTCCCAAAACTTCCAAACGCACGCAGCTGAAATCGCCGCAAAAACCACCAAGCCGAGAGCTGCAGTTCGCCGCTGCATGTCACACCTTCCGGGTGCGGTTGAGGATGGCTTCTGCATACCTGCGCACCCTCAGCAATTGGGAAGGCTGCAGATCGATAACCATGCGAGTACCGAATTGGCGCTCCATGAACAGAAAAACTGTTTCGCTATTTCGCACGCGACGGATTAGTCCTAGGACCTCCCGCTGTTCTGTATTCGTCAATGACCCGGGGAGGTTTTCTGGCGCACCCACGACGGTGACGATGGTGACGTTGCTCGTCACATCACCCCCAACTCTTCCGACTTGAACCGCCCCTGCGCCTTCGTTCTTCTGTGCTGGTAGGAACTTCGATATCAAAGCCAGCAAATTCTTCTGCAATGCACTCAACGAACTATCTCCCTTTTTTTACAGTTACTTTTCCTTGGGAATGGCCGATCTGCACAGCGCCTGCCCCGGCGTTGTGCATTGACATCCCGCTCAAATTCACGCTCCCATCAGAGAGCTTCTCAGTCTTCCGCCGCTGAGGCTTCGCGGCGCTCGCGATGCCCGCGGCCAACAACGCCGACGTTTGCACCAAGTTGGCTTTGCTCTCACGGGAGCAGCGGCGGTAGTTGTCGATCAGCACTGTCTCTGCAGCGTCTAGCAGCGGCCCGCGCTCCCTGTTGCCAGTGAGGATGTACATCACGTCCAGGCTGTGGGCTGCTAAAGATGCCAAGTACTGGGCATCAGGGCTTCGATCTTTTTCGTAGTTCTGCTGCGACCTCAGCGAGATCCCACAGAGATCTGCCAGCGCCTGTTGCGAAAGTCGAGCGGCGTCGCGCTCCTCCCTTAGTCGTTCGGAAATCGTGAGCATGTTTGTTCGCAAAAAACCACGTTGCATTACGCACAAACGTGCGTAATAATTCGCCTTAAGCACTGGTGCAGACATTGCACCTCACTAATTAGGCGAAAGGGTAACAGACATGCATCCTGAAGAAATCAAAGCCGCAATGCGGATGAAGGGAGTTACTCCCACGGCATTAGCGGCCGAACTTGAAATTGCAAACTCCACGATGTCACAGGTCATCTCCGGTAGGGCTGTATCCGCTCGGGTGATGGCGCGGATTGCAACCATCATCGGGAAACCGGTAGACACGATCTGGCCCCCAAAGAACCGCCGACCTAGCCTGCGCCGCACGAAGGCATCAAAGCAAGCTCCGGCCTTGAACCAAGCACCGGCGTGCCGTTGAGTGGAAGTGTCAAGATGACTTGGCTCACAGCACGAGAGCTGGCAGGGCTTTCCGGCATGCCAGCCTCAGAACGGCGCACCAGGGACAAGCTGACTGCCCTTCAAATTGCTAGCCGGCCGCGCTTAGGCCGCGAAGGCGGTGGCGGGCTTGAATTCGACTGTTCGCAACTTCCCCGTGAAACCCGAGATGCCGTAGCGGCACGCTCGGTGGCAGCCGCAGGACACACGACCATTGGGGTCGCCGATTCGGTGGTTCAAGCGCGGCCATCCGCCAGCGCTCTCGCACCAGCACCTGAGTCAATGCGGCGCCCACCCAGCCCAGTAGACCAAGCGGTGGCAGACGCTCGCATGGTCCTGGTCAATCTGGTCCTTGACCTGATTCCCACGCACGGCACCAAGCGAGCCTGCGAAATCCTCTCGCTGCAGCTAGCCACCCGCCAGGCGAGCCCCGAACTGCAAGCCACCGCCCGTGCCGCCAACCAGCGCGCCCGCGCCGACCAGGTCAGCGCCCGCACCCTGGAGCGCTACATGGCCATCCACCGTGCTGACGGCTGGTATGGCCTGCTGCCGGCCGCAGCGCCTGCGCCGACCCTGCACGACATCGACCAGGACGTCGCCGCAGTCCTCGGTCTCTATCACAGCCGCGATGCGCGCTTCCGCAAGCTCACGGGTGCAGCTAAAGAGGTGACTCGCCAGTTGGGCCGCGACTTCGACACGTGGCAGGCGCTCTACGGCCGCGCCCGCCGTGCTCTGGACAAGCTGGGCAAGTCGGCCCAGGCCAGCGTGGCGCTCATCAAGGCCCGCCATGCTCCCGGTGCCCAGCGCGATGCCAAGCTGCCCTTCCAGCGGCGCGACACCTCCGACCTCGGACCCAACGACGTCTGGCTGATCGACGGCCACACGGTCAAGGCCAAGGTGCGCCATCCGGACCACGGGGCACCGTTTGCGCCCGAGCTGACGGTCTGCCTGGACATCGCCTCGAAAAAGGTCACCGGGTGGTCGGTCAACCTGTCCGAGAACGTCCGCGCAGTCGGCGATGCCTTGCGCCACGGCGTGGGCCAGTGCGGCGTGCCCGCCATCCTCTACGGCGACAACGGCGCAGGCGAGACCGCCAAGCAGATGGATTGCCCCATCGACGGTTTCTGTGCCCGACTGGGCATCGACCACCGCACAGGCATCCCTGGCAAGCCCCAGGGCCACGGCTCCATCGAGCGGATGTGGCAGACGCTCGCCATCAATCTGGCACGCCAATTCGGCTCGTACCAGGGCCGGGACGTGGATGGCGGCACCTTCCGCAAGGTCGCTGCCGAGATCGCCAAGGAGCAGCGCGCCGTGCGCCGCGCCGAGCAGACCGGCGAGGTGGTGGTGTTGAGCGCCAAGGTGCCGAGTTGGCAGCAGTTCGTGGAGGCCGTTGAACGCGCGGTCTATGAGTACAACCACGAACACCGCCACCGCAGCCTGCCCAAGCGGCCCGACGGCAAGCACATGACGCCGGCCGAGGCCTGGAACGCTCGTATCAACGTGGCCGAGCAGATCACGCTCTCGCCGGCCGAGCTGCGCGAGATGTTCATGCCCGCCGTGCTTCGCACCGCCAAGCGAGGACAGGTCACTTTCTTTAACCAGACCTACGCCGCGCCCGACCTGATGCGCCTCGACGTGGATGGGCATGAGGTCAGCGTGCGCTACGACATCCACGACCCGAGCTTCGTGCGGGTCTACACGCTGGACGGCGAATTCGTCTGCGACGCCAGGTTCGACGCCAGCGCCCGTGCGTTTTTTCCAAAGCCGGTCATCGAGATGGCCAAGGAAAAGCGCGTGCGCGCCGCCGTCAAGCGCCGCGAGCTGCAGATCGACACCGCACTGCGCGAGCTGGGCACCACCGTCCAGTCCGACACCGTTTTTTCCCTGCCGGAGCCCAGCACCCCCTTTGTGGTGGTGCCCTCCACCGTGGAGGTGGCAACTACCCCCTCCCTCCCTTTTGCTTCCATGGGCGATGCGGTGCGAGCCGCAACGGGCAGGCCTTTCTTTGACGCGTTGAGCGACCGCTACGAGTGGCTCATGCAGCACCGCGATGCCTGGACCGCCGAGGACGGCGCATGGCTGGGCAAGTACGTGCAGAGCGAGGACTACGAGGGGCTGGCCGGCTACTACGCATCGCGCGGCCTGGCCTGGGGTGATGTGGGCGAGGAGCCCCTGAGAAGTGCCCTGTGATGGTTGCAGCCACCACAGAGCGTGCCTGGATATGGACCGAAGCGGAAGGAAATGTACTGTGAAAAAAGGTTTTGTACCAACCGAGAACTTCAAGCGCCTCAAGGAGGCCGAGAAGCTGGTGGCGAAGCGCGGCGCGCTGGAAGCCGGACTGGTGCTGGTGCGCGGCGTGTACGGCATCGGCAAGAGCATGCTCACCGAGCGCTGGGCCACCGATAGCGGCTACGTGTTCGTGCGGGCCAAAGAGACGTGGACCAAGCACACCGTGCTGCGGGAGATCGCCACAAAGATGGGCCTGTCCACCCATGGCGCGGCGGCAGAGGTGCAGGACCGCATCATCGGCCAGCTCGCCGTGACGATGACCCCGCTCATCATTGACGAGGCCGACCACCTGGTTGACCGCCGCAGCGCGAGCATGCTGGAAGTGATCCGAGACATCACGGATATCACCGGGATCATGTGCTTCCTGGTGGGCATGGAGGGCTTCCCGGTGCTGGTGGCCCGCCACGCCCACATCGCCAGCCGCGTGGCACGCATCGTGGAACTGGAGCCCTTGTCGGTACAGGACGTGCAGACGACGGTCACGGCCAAGGCCGAAGTGCCCATGAGCGCAGACGTGGTGGCGATCATTCACCAGCACGCCAAGGGCCGCATGCGTCTGGTCCTCAACGCCATCGCCAACATCGAGCAGTGGGCGCAGGCCAATAGCTGGGCCAGGGTCGAGCTGGATCACATCAAGGGCCGGCCGCTGTGCCCCGAGTTCACGAGCCAGAGCGCCGCAGCCAGCGCACGGGGAGCCCGCTGATGCAGCGCACACAACCCTGGTTCATCGGTGCCGCGCTGCGCGCCCTGGCGCTCAACGTCAGCAACACCCGGCGCGTTTTCACGCGCTCCGATCTGGTCTTGTGGGACAAGGCTCTGGCCGAGCGGCCGGGCCTTGCCAAGATGGCCTTGGATCGGATGGCTTATCACGAACTGGTCGAGCTGCAGCCGGATCGCCAGGTTGCGCAGGGGCTGACGCGCATCGATCAGCGCTGGCGTCTCACCGACAAAGGCCTCGCCACCTGCCGGTCGGTGGCCCAGGCGCTGCCCGGCGCGCCGCCGCCCGATCCCTCTGCGCTCTCCACACGCCTGTGGCAACTGCTGCGCTCGCGCCGCACGCTCACGGCCGAGGAAGCGGCCAGCACGCTGATCGATGCCGGGGAGCGGGACTTTGCGAAGGCCCAGCACCAGCTCGGCGACTACCTGAGCATCTGGTCCAAGCTGGTGCCCGAGAACATCCAGGTCAGCGCGCAGCGCGTCGGCAACGCCAAGCGCTATGTGATGGTCACCGACGGGGGCTTGTACCCGCCTCCCACCAAGGTCGGGCGTGTCCGGCTGGTGCCCCCGCCTGCCGCGCGTCCCGTGCCGCCCCTTGCCAAGCGGGCCAAGGCCACCGACGAATGAGCCAGCCATGCGACTACATGCAACAACCCTGGTTTGCCCTGCTGAGTTCCCGCTGCGAGGGCGCCAAGCGCACGGACGTGGCGCGGCAACTGGGCATCAGCGGCGCGGCGTTGAGCCAGGTCTTGAACGGCAGCGGCAAGTACGGCGAGGGCAAGGCCAGCACGGCCCACATCGCCAGCCGGGTGGAACACACCTTCGGCCGCTACACCTGTCCGCACCTGACCGAGGAGGCCGGGGGCGAGCCGCAGGCGGTCTCCGCCGAGCAATGCCGGGCCTTTGCGCACCGCTCTCCGCCCACGGGATCGCCCCGCGCCATGCAGCACTGGCAGGCGTGCCGCCAATGCCCGCACAAGGCGGCCAGCGCACCGCCCCAGCAGCGCCCCGTAGTGCCCCGCAAGGCCATTCCCATCTCCGTCCAACCCATGGAGGCATCTGATGCCGTCTAAAGCCCCCGCTGCCGCCTATCCCCTCTCGCACTGGCAAAGACTGCGACAAGCCTGGATCAACTGGCGCATCCGCCGCACCACGCTATTCATGGAGCGCGAGCGGACCCTGCACAACATGCACATGGCCCAGCTGCGCGCCGAGCTGGACGCGCTACACGTCCGCATGGCCGACGCGCTGCTGGACCAGATGAATGCCGGCATGGCGCAAGAGCAGCGGAGGCCCTTATGAGCCTGGGCATTCCGGTGACGATCCCGATGTCTGCGGCCCGCTATGACCGCCCGCCGCTCGGCTGGATCATCCGCCGCGCGCGCCGGCTGCAGCGCGCCTACGGCATCGACCGCAAGACGGCGGTGTTCGATGCGCGCCGCGACTACATGGACTTTGTCGGGCTGCACCACAAGCACCTGCTGCGCCTCATTCGCGGAGGCGCCCATGGGTAACGCGATCACACCGGAGACGCGCGCCCTTTGGCTCTTCCTGCGCAACCTGGGCGACTGGTGGACGGCCGCGCAGATCGCCCACCACTGGCGCCCGACCTTCACGGTTGGCGAGGTCGACAACCACATGCGCGCGCTGATGCACGGAGGGTTCGTCGCCCAGCGGCCCACCGAGGGCGACGCACTGTGGGCCTATGCCGTCACGTCCGACTGCCTGTCGCTGCCAGGCCATGAGCGCGCAGCACTGACCACATCCACCACAACCGAGGGAGCGAACCATGCCGATTGAACATTTCAAAAACCCTAAAGGCGAACTGCTCTCGCCCATCACGCAGGCCATCGTGCAGCACCTGCAGACGAACGGACCGAGCGATTCGATGGCGATCAACCAGGCATTGCTGCGCATCGACGGCTACCGCGACGACTCTGGCCCCGAAGCGCTGCGTAGCCGCCTGCGCAAGCTGTGCGCGCAGGATCACATCCACCGCGTGATCCAGGGCGACAAGCTGCTGTACATGGCCGGTGCCGATCCCCAGGCCGCCTATCTGGACGGGGTCCACACCAATGAGGCTGTGATTCCCGCAGCGCTCACGCCGCCACCACGCCACAACGTCATGCAAGGCCACTACGCGCCGAGCTGGACCGTTGCGCGGGCGGGCGCCCTGGACTACGCGAAGCACCCGAGCCTGCACATGGGGCAGCGCCGGGAGTTTCGGAGCGAGGTCGTATGAGCGAGCGCCCGCAACACGAGATTGAACTGAACGCAGTCATTCGCGCCTTGCTGGAGACCGTGAAGGCAGCGTCCACAGAAGGCCTGGCGATGGACGCCCTGCTGAGTGCGTATCTCAACGTCGCGCAAGCCACAGGGCGCTTGCATGAAGTACACGGCGCCCTGATGGCCGTGGCCCAACACCCCGCCGTTGCCCAGGCCTGCGAGGCCACGGCGCCCACCCGCCCATCCATTCACTGAAAGGAATCCCATGTCCGAAGAAACCACCATCCCCAAGGGCTACTGGCAAGACGCCAACGGCAACCTGATTCCCGTCAGCAAGATCAAGGACATCGACAAAGACCGCCATCGCACGGTCACCGACCTGTGCGAGGCCGCCAAGGCGCAAGCCGCCGAACTGGCGTCGTTCAAGCAGGCCGCGATGCGCGAGGTCCTGGAGTTCGTGGAGCGCAGCCTGGCCGAGTACGACGTCAAGACCGGCGGCGCCAAGGGCAACGTCACGTTGGTGTCGTTCGATGGCCGTTACAAGGTCATTCGACAGATGCAGGAGACGCTGCAGTTCGATGAACGTCTGATGGCGGCCAAGGCGCTGATTGACGAGTGCATCCAGGGCTGGAGCAAGGGCAGTAGCGCCAACATCAAGGTGTTGGTCAACGATGCATTCCAGGTCGACAAGCAAGGAAAGATCAGCACAGGCCGTGTCCTCGCTCTGCGCCGCGTGAAGATCGAAGACGAGACCTGGAAGCGGGCGATGGACGCGATCAGCGACAGCATGCAGGTAGCAGGGTCCAAGTCGTACATCCGCTGCTACGAGCGCAATGCCACCACGGGCGGCTATGACCCCATCGTTCTGGATGTGGCGGCAGCATGAGCGCACCGACCAAGAAGCAACTCGCGGCACGCCACACGCGCCGCTTGAGAACCATCCGCGAGACCGTCTTGCAGATGGCCGAGCAATGGGAAGACCTTGATCAGTTCTGCGTCAACGAACTGGGTGGGCTCGCTGAATCCATCGAAGCTGTTGCCGTTTCCCTGAAGGACGACGGATCGGAGGTGACGCCATGAGTACCGACGCCACCCCCATCAAATGCACTCGCTGCCGACATGCCTGCACACGAGGCGAATGGCATGACGTGCCTTCAAAGCGGAAGGGATTCACACGTTGCACGGAAAAGACTTGCCCACGCTGCGGCTGTACGAGCTACTACGACTGCACGCTCCAGGTGGCGTGGTGCTGGGCCTCAGGCTTGATCGAGGTCGGCGACGCATTGCCTCCTGACAAGCCGGACGGAAGCGGCGCCATTGAGATCGCGGGCGGTCCGATGTACGCGCTGCAAGGACATCTGAGCGCAGTGGCACGGCACGGGAAGGGCGATAGCACCGGCCTGCTGTTGGTGCCAGGCGTGCCAGAAGCCGAAGACGAAGGAGGGATGGTCGATGCGCTCGACGCTTGGCTCGCCTGGTGCGGCAAGAGGAAAAACAGCAGCGGTGTCGTCTTTGTGAAGGAGCTTCGCGATGCAGCTCGCTGAAATCATGGGGGCCGCGCTGGGCCTCGTCGGCACCGTGCTGCTCGCCACGCGTGGGCGTTGGGCCGGGTGGGGCTTCGCGATCTACCTTGCCAGCAATGCGGCTTGGCTGCTGTTCGCTTACGACCTGGCGCACTGGGGTCTCTTCGCTCAGCAGACTGGCTTCACCATCACTTCGCTGATCGGTATCTGGACATGGATCGTCCGGCCCGCTTTGCAGCGGCGCGAGAACGGAGCGGAGTGGCTTGCTGCGCGCAACAAGCGCGCTGCCGTCCTGGTCGACCACGAACTTTGGAAAGACTCCTTGGCGCTGGACAAGCGGGTAGCCGCACCGCGCGACATTGAGGTGGTCTCACGCGAGTGCCTTCGCGCGATCTACCTGCAGGGCGAGGAACAGGGCCGCGCGCTGGAGCGCGAAGGAAAGGGGACGCCATGCTGATTCGACTGAGCGAAGTCCGATCCGTCGCGGCACGCACGATCAGCAGCATCGAAGTGCGCACCAATCATGTTGCCGTGCAAACCGATGACGGAACCTGCTACAGCGTGGGTTGCGACTACGGCAAGAGCGCCAGCGCCACGCGCGACCGTCTGGAAGCCGTGATCAATGCCGCCCTGGCATCCAGGAGCGAGCCATGAGCCGCGCCCCTTGCAAAGCCGTGCAGATGGCCTGTCTAAAGATCGGTTATCACGACTACCTGATGCCCGCAGAGAAGGCGATCAAGGTCGCTCAGTTGATGCAGGACGCGTTCGACTGCGAGCGCGACTACGGTGATACGGACTACCGCTACACCGTCAAAGCCACCCAACCCAGCGTGTCGTTCTCGCTGGTGCGTGCCAACCAAGTGCGCATGCCCGAGGGGGAACCCGTCCCGGCGCGCATCGCCAAGCCGAGGTTGCTCAAATGAGTGCCAACACGAAAATCGAATGGTGCGACCACACCTTCAATCCTTGGGAAGGCTGCCAGAAGACTGGCTCTCCAGGGTGCGACGGCAGGGAATGGAACGGGGTGCCCGCATGAAAGGCATCGTGCAAGCCGTTGGCTCCATCGCACTGATCCTATGGATACTGGGATGCGCGAACTTGATCGACGTCCACGTTTGCATCGGCCCTATCGGCTCTTGCAAGGCGCGTTCGCTGCCTGCAGCACGCACTGTCAACGCTGCCACGACGGCAGAGTCGCACAAGGTGGTGTGATGTGGCTTTACGTTCCATCGAACTTTGTGCCGGCGTCGGCATGCTCGGGGAAGGCGCCCGCGCCGGATTCGAGCTACTGGGCATCGAGCACCGAACCGTTTGCTACGTGGAGCGGGAAGCACCTGCAGCCGCGCAGCTTGCCCGCCTTATGGAAGCGGGAGCCCTTGATCAGGCGCCTGTCTGGTCTGACTTGCTCACCTTCAACGGCTCAGCGTGGCGTGGACGCGTGGATGGCCTCGTTGCCGGCTTCCCGTGCCAGGACATCAGCATCGCGGGCCGGCGCGCTGGGCTTGATGGCAAGCGGTCCGGGTTGTTCTTCAACATCCTGGACATTGCCGACGATTGCGACGCGTGGCTCCTCTTTCTGGAGAACGTCAGCGCCATCGCTACTGCCACCGCCACCGCTGTGGACGAAGCCGAAGGCACGCTCGAAGAGCGCGCCGCCGCCCGCGTCGTGGGGGAACTGGCCGACCGCGGGTGGGACGCGGAATGGATCACTCTTTCCGCGTCCGATGTGGGCGCCAGTCACGGGCGCGCAAGGTGGTTCTGCTTCGCATGGCGCGTGGCCGACACCGGCTGTATCGGTGCCGAACGACGAAGAGACTCCAGCGACGTGGCACGCCAGAGCGGCGAAGCTCCAGGCCAAACACGGAAACTGCAACGGGGCGGAAAAGCCCAGCTTTTGGATGACGCCCAGCGTGTCGAACAGCCAGGGCAACGAATACACGCGCGATCGAGGCATGCCGGGCTTGGAGCGTCTGACGTTGACGGGGCAAGCGCAGAACTGGCCCACGCCCACGCTATCGGACAGCGAGCAGTGCGGGGGCGCGACGTGCATAGCGACGGGAAAGCGAGGACACAGCCTGAGCAGCATGGCGGGCGAGTGGCCGACGCCAGCCAGTCGGGACTACCGCACGCCGAACAGCCAAGCCAGCCAGACAAGCCGCAAACATTCGGGCGGCGAGCAGCTTCCGAACTTCGTGGAACACCACTTTTTGCACCCGGTCCTATCGACCCTCGATGGGCGGGCGTTATCGACCACCGCCCGGAGCTTGCCCCGGCGGTTGAACCCGGCGTTTGTCTGCTGGCTAATGGGATGGCCTATCTGGTGGACGAATCCCGCGCTCACCAACTGCGTCAGGTCGGAAATGGAGTCGTACCACTGCAGGCTGCAGTGGCACTTGTCGAGCTTGTGCGGCGTGCTGCAGGTTGATGGGAGCAATGTTTGATGCCTTTCTACCGCCTCAAAACCGGCTTCGTCCACATCAAGGGCAGCAAGCTCCCCAAGCCCTGCGCTGCTCGACTGCAGACCGAGGGCAGCGAGCAAGTTTGCGGGGCCTGGAGCGTGTTCTTGTGCGATGGCCCCGCCGAGGGCCGCAGTACGTGCGATGCGCCCCTCTGCGAGGCCCACGCACGGCAGATCGGGTCCAACCGCCACCTCTGCCCCCCATGCCACCTCCAGCACCGCGATGCAGACCCGCAGCGCGGCCTGTTCACATCCCTCGTTTAAAGCCATGGCAACGACGACCCGACGCGACTTCACGGCCCACGTTTCACCGGCCAACGTGGCCGCCCAGCGCAAGCGCGAGCTGGGCCACATCCACCAGGGCCGAGCATTCCTGCAGTGGTCGGAGGAGGACTACCGCTACCACTTGAGCGAGATGACCGGCAAGTCGAGCGCGGCCGATCTGGACGCAGCTGGCCGGGCGATGGTGCTGGCGCGCATGGCGGTTCTCGGCTTCAAACCCAAGGCCACCTTCAAGCCGTTCGACCAGGCCGCCAAGATCAAGTGGCTGTGGCGCAAGCTGGCGGAGGCTGGCGGGGTGAGCGACCCCAGCGACAAGGCATTGATGGCGTTCGTTGCACGCACGGCCGGCTTGGCCGTGGCCGACCTCAAATTCCTGCCGGTGCAGCATGCATCGACGGTCATCGAAGCCCTGAAATCCTGGCTCGACCGGGCCAAGGCAAAGCGGGCCTCTGGCGCCTGATCTGCGATGACTGGTGCAGCCCTTGACCTCGACCTCCTGCCGCCGCTGCTGCAGGACTTCGTGCGCCTGATCGGGCTCCAGGCGACCATGGCGCTGGTCGAGCGGTCGGGGGGGCTGCGCCTGTACATCCCAGTGCCCAGTCGGGTCAGCGAAACCCACTACCTCGCGCAAGTGGTGGGCCTGGACAATCTGCGCAAGCTCGCCGACGTGTACGGTGGCGAGGATCATTTCCAGTTGCCCAAAGCCGAGCGAGCGCTGATGGCCGTGCGAAACGCCCGTATCGCGGCCGACTATTCAACCCACAAGACTGCCCGGCAATTGGCTGCTGAGTACCGGCTGACTGAGCGCCAAGTCACCCGCATCGTCTCCGACCTTGGAGCGGTGGCGCCGCTGGATCGACGCCAAGGCGCGCTGTTTTAA